TTGCCCCTAACGCTAACAGTAGTATTATCTGTGGTTGTACAGCATCTATTGAGCCTCTTAAATCTAACGCTTTCACCCATAGAACTCGTGCTGGGTCACACTTGATTAAGAACAAGTACCTAGAACGTAGACTAGAATCGTTAGGTATAAACAATGAAGCTACATGGAAGTCAATCATTAACAACGCAGGGTCAATACAGCACTTAGACATTCCTGAAGAAGACAAGGAAGTGTTTAAAACAGCTTTTGAGATTGACCAAGCACACGTTATTGACCACGCTGCAGAGCGTCAGCCTTACATCTGCCAAGGACAGAGTGTAAACTTGTTCTTCCCAGCAGGCAGTCCACGATCCTACGTCAATGGCGTACATCTAAGGGCTTGGAAGTCTGGATTAAAAGGTCTATACTACTTCCGTACTAACGCAGCTGTACAGGCTGATAAGGTCGGTCTAGCTGTAGAACGTAATGCACTACAAGACGCAGAGGAGTGTTTAAGCTGTCATGGCTAATATGAAAGTAGAACTGATTGAATCAGCAGGGGGCGACCTTAGTGTCGTCAACTCTGCACGAGTTTCTTTTAATAAAGAAAGCAGTACTCTGGATACCAAAGATGAGAAGTTAATAAACTACCTTGCGAAACATCGTCATGATACTCCGTTCCGACATAACTTTATTCAGCTTCGTTGCTCTGTGCCTCTATTCCTTGCCCGTCAGCTAATGAAGCATCAAGCAGGTCTAACGTGGAACGAAGAGTCTAAGCGATACGTAGATGATCTACCTGCTATCTTCTATCCTGATGAGTGGCGTGAGCGCCCTGAGAAGAGTATTAAGCAAGGCTCAGGTAAACGACACAAGTACACTCCACGGTGGTCTAGGTTCTATGAAGCGCATATGCAGGAATCATTAGATATGTACCGTGACATGATTCGTGATGGTATTGCGCCAGAGATGGCACGAATGGTGTTGCCACAGAGCATGATGGTCAACTTCATCTGGAGCGGCAACTTGCTTGCCTTCTATCATGTGTGGAATCTTCGTAGCGGTGCAGAGGCGCAAGAGGAAGCTCAGTTGTTTGCAGAGTTGCTACGGGAAGCTATTGAACCTGCTTTTCCTAAGTCATGGCAAGCGTTGGAGATGAGGGACGGCATTTGTCCTGAGTGTCAGGTAGCAGGTGGACAGCATAAGCTGGACTGTGGGAGAGGGCGATGAAACCTGATCCAATACCTGAAGAGTACATGGCGGTACTTGAGCTACCTAAAGTAGGCAAGCACGTAGCAGATATCCGCAAGGAAGGGGAGATTCTGTGGCTTATCCGTGAGCTTATGGATGCTCAAGACCGACTAACCAAAGAGGACTTTGACAATGAGTAGGCTATACTGGAACCTAAGACGATCCATGCCGAACAATAAGTACGTAAAAGTCTACATATACACTAAGCAGAAAGATGCTGACCTGTACCCTAGCAATCGTTGGGGATACGGGTACTGGAGGAATAAATGGAAGTATCAGTAGAAATGATGAAACGTCACAGCATAGCTCAGAAGGCTGCTGGTGACATTATGAGGTGCTTAGAAGGCTTAACAGTCGTTGAAGCACTAGGAGTATTGAAGTTGGTAGAGTCTGGGATGTTGCGATACGCTGATGTACCAGAACAAGAGGAGTCTATGCACTAATGGAAGCTAAGATAGACAAACTACAAAAACAAGTGTTCCTATTATCTATTGCACAGGTTATACTGATCTTAGCCATAGCTACGGAGAAACTACTATAATGTCACTACTAGAACCTAACACGGCCTACAAACCGTTTAAATATCCTTGGGCAGTGAACTACGCTATTGACCACGAACGTATCCATTGGGGCGAATGGGAAGCTAAGCTGCAAGATGATGTAACACAATGGAAAGGTAACAAGCTCTCAGAGTCTGAGAAGAATCACATTACTCAGATCCTACGCCTCTTTACACAGACAGACGTAGCAGTAGGTACTAACTACATTGAGAACTATCTGCCTAAGTTTAAGAATAACGAGATACGAGCTATGCTTAGTAGCTTTGTTAATCGTGAGTTTGTACACCAACGTAGCTATGCGCTGCTTAACGATACTCTAGGACTGCCTGAAGATGAGTTTAGTGCCTTCACAGGCATCAAAGCTATGGCAGACAAACTAGAGTTTATGGGTGAGATGGACGTACACAGCCACAGCGGATTAGCCTTGGCAGTCGCACGTTCAGTCTTGAATGAAGGTATGAGCCTATTCAGTGCCTTTGCAATGCTGCTTAACTACCAGCGCTTTGGCAAAATGAAAGGAATGTGTGAGATAGTAGAATGGAGTATCCGAGATGAATCTATGCACTGTGAAGGGATGGCTAAGCTCTTTAGAGCGTTCTGTGAAGAACATCCTCGTATTGTTACTGACGAGTTTAAAGCTAGTATCTACCAAATGTTCCGTGATGCTATCAAACTTGAAGACAAAGTTATTGACATTGCATTTGGCATGGGAGATGTGGAAGGCCTCACAGCTAAGGAAGTTAAGCAATACATCCGATACATCGCAGACAGACGACTCATACAGCTTGGACTCAAAGCCAACTGGAACGTCAAAGAAAACCCGTTAGAGTGGCTTGACTGGATCATCAATGGAGATTCATTTAAGAACTTCTTTGAAGGCACTGTAACAGACTACAGTTCAGATAACATGACAGGAGAATGGTGGAATGACGGAACAGAAGAGCAAGCAGCTTAGGACTGCGTTGTTTAGGAATGGCTTTGGGTTTGGTATTGAGATAACACCTCACCTGCCATTATGGACATGGTATGAAGGAGAAGACCCTGAAGTGGATGATGCAAGTATCGGAGTCTTTGATGGCTTTGTAATTGACTTGCCATTCTTGAAGATATTTGTAGGCACGTTGTACTATTAGGTAGGCAACTTTTAGCCCCTGTAGAGTGTAATAGCTCTGCAGGGGCTTTTTTTTTATTTAGTCACTATGATATATAGAGGTTTATCTTCAGGCTCTCCAAAGAGACCTACTGAAGTAACATCACCTGCAACAGTACCAACAGCAGCTCCTTTCTGAGTAGACTGTTCAGCCCTCTTAGCAAGCTCCCTACGTGCTGTAGCGATCTGTTCAGCAATAGCTTTACGCTTAGCTGGATCAGTCTCTAGAAGCATCTTAGCCTGTAAGCTACGTGACTCAGCATTAGTGAAGGTACGCTTAGCTAGGTTAGCAGCAAAGGTACGAGCACGGCTTAGAACATTAGAGTTCACTGAAGCCAGTGTAGGGTCAAACATAAGTGATACAGCATCGTCTAGAAGAGTATCAGCCTGTGAGATGTCCTGCAGCTTATCAGCAGTATTAGAACCACCTTTAACTAGCTGCTTAGTACGTACCTGCTTAGCTTCATTAGCTATTGTCTTCTTAAAGACAGTCCAAGCAGCTTCGTTAGGCATGAGAGCTTTTAGCTTAGCAGTCATCTCAGGAGTACCTACAAGGTTCACTAGGGTATCACGACTGTAGCCTGTGTTGTTGATAGTCCCATAGATATTCTGTAGAACACCAGCAACGTATGCCTTAGCTTCTTGAGGATTGTACTGACTTAGCTGGTACTTAATCTGATCTGCAGAGGTCTTCTTAGCAAATGCAGAACGTCCTAGCTCTAAAGCCTCTTCCATCTTAGCAGGCTCTGCAAAGTTATTACGAACTTTAGCATAAGCATTATCTGTAAGACTGTCTAGAGAGTCTACAAAGTCATTCTTGATAGCGTTAAATGCACGTTCACGGCTCGCTGCAGTAGATTCCTGAGAAGCCATTGCCTTACGCACATCAACATCTAGATACTTCTTCATAGTATCAAGAATCTGCATAGGCATTGGAGTATCATCAGCAATGTCAGCAGCTTTAGGTAGAGACTTCAGAGCAGCCTGCTTAACAGGATCTTTAGAAGATTCCTTAATAGCATAGCCTAGAGCCTCGTCCCAATGATCTGATAGCACTTTCTCATTACGGATCATAGAGCCAAGTGAAGGAGCTTTGATGTCTACAAAGTCTGTGTACAGTTTAGTGTACGCTAGGCCTGCAGCATCCTTCATGTCTGCTAAGTCACCTGATAGGGCTTTAACAAGCTGAGGATCGCTATCAAAGGCTTCATTGATAAGTGTTGTTACACGCTTATACTGATCCTTCCAACGAGCATCTAGAGTCTCATCAATAAGCTGAGATGCTTTGCTATCTAGACCTCGGATGCCTCGTAAGTAACGAGCTGCTTCATCTCCAGTATCTGCTAAGGACATTCCAGCCTGCTGTTGGAACTGAGGAGCTGTGAACGCATCCATAGTCTCAGTACCCATACGCTTAGCTAGAGTCTCTGTAGCAGCCTGCTGTGTAGGCATACCGCTAGAGGCTTTAATACTAGCACCAGCACGAGCTAGAGGGCTAACTAGAGCACCTACACCAGCAGAAACTCCTCCAGATAGTAGAGCGTTCTCTACAGACCCTTCCAGACCCTCGCCAGTACCAAAACCGTACAAAGCTCCTTGTGCTCCTGCAGTCGCAGCAGCTCGCATAGCTGTAGCCATCTTAGTAGCGCCTGTTACGCCTTTAGCAACACCAGCACCGGGAATAAGCATAGTAGGCAAACTACCTACCACTTCAAAGGCTGCAGAGATTACAGGGTTCTCCTGCTGATACAGCTTCATCTTATTACGCTGCTGAGTTACGTATTCATCATAACTACCGCCAGTAAGCGCTGCCCCAATTCCTCCAATCTCTTCAGAGAAACCAAAGGTTAAACCCTGAAGCATTGAAGTACCGGCTCCAGCTATGTCAACCTCACCAGTCTCTTTGTAGGTCTTAAATGCCTGTGACAATGCTTGTACGTCATAGCCTGTTGACTTTACGTAGCTGCCAACGGCTGCATTGTCTGCACCGTCAGCCTGCATTGTATTGATAGTTTCTAAGACCTTTTTAACGTCTTCCATGCTTAGTACCTTTTAAATTGTGTCTCACCAAACATAGCACCTACATCCTCATCAGGTACGTTATCGCTAGCGCCTGCTGTAGTAGCTATAGTAGCCAAAGTAGGAGCTACAAGAGCTTCACCTACAATGTACTTGCCATCATACCCACGGTTTGTGTAAGCGTCAAGTTCGGTAGCGTGGAAGGTGTTGTAAGAGTTAGCAGCAACTTCAGCAGCGACACGCATAGCGTTAGCAAGCTCCTGTCGTTGTGCATCTGTTAGACGCTGACCGCTTTTATAGCCTTCAAACGTACTCTTGAATGAGTCTAGAATACCGCCAACTGTAGCCGCTGTCTGGAACTCGCCTTCACGAACAACAGAACCCGGATCAAGCGCTTTCATAAAGGTAATGATGCCTGCAATGTCTGCAGCACCTTCACCAGTCTCTAAGAACTTCATGCCCTGACGAGCTTTATCAACTACTTCACGTTGTGTCATAGCTACAGCGTCTTTACGGAAGCCTTTACGGAGGTCTTCTTCAATGCCTCGGATGTCTGTCTTATTCTTTAGGACAGCTTCACGTTCATTCTCAAGCTGCGTAGCTCGGTCATTTAATCCAGACTCTTTAGCAGCACGAATAAGTGACTGGTAGCGGGTATTGATGTCCTGTACAGACATATTAGCCACTGCAGTCTTCTCAGCAGTACTGCCACCAAGCACCCTAGCTTCTATTTTATTGAAACTTGATAACTTAGCTGCAGCAACTTCTTTTGCCTGTGCTTCTCTAACTAGGGCTATGCCGTCTTTAGGGTCTAAGGTAGTAACTAGGTTTTTCATACCTTCAGATAGATAAGTAGGAGATACTTCACCCATCACTGCCTGTAGAGCCTGTTGTTGAGATGCTTTGTCAGTATTCGCCTGCTCAATCTGAGCTAGCTGAGCATTAACTAAACGACTCTTATCAGAAGCTGCCTGAATCTCACGCTGTTCTGTACGTGCCTCTTTAGCTCTTGTTAGATTACGCTGTTGTAGTTGTTCTAAGCGTTGCTCCATAGCCATCGCAGCTCTAGTATTGCCTGCTGCTTTGAACTTATCAATAGCCTGCTTAACACTGTAGATGTTACTCTGATCTGTCCCAGCCATTGTCTGCTGCTGTTGCATAGCTTGCAGCTCTTCAGGGCTGTACTGACCACGACTGATTGCTTGTGTCAGTTCTGGAGAAGCTCCTAGAGCACTAGATAGGCTTCCTAGACCTCCCATCAAACCACGTACAGACTTGTTCATCTGTTCAGGCAATGCAGCAACAGTAGTCTTACCCCAATCAGCAAATGGAGTAGCTCCAGCACCGATCATTGCAGCGTTCTGAAGACCTTTCTCACGTAGCTTAAGTAACTGCTCTTTTCGTACATCTTCAGGAGTCTTTAACAACCCTTCTAATAGATTAACTGCCATGTTACCTCCTTACAATCCTATTTTATTTAGGATAGCTGTTACAGGACTGTCTGCTGTACCACTGCCTGTGAACAAGCCACCAAGAGCATCTGCAAGTGCGCTAACACGAGCTGACTCAAGGTTGCTAATAGCTTTCTGAGCCTCTGCTTGGCCTTGAAGACCTGCAATGCCAGATTTGTACAATGCTTCAGATTCTGCAATGTTTCCAGACTGCTGGATGTTAGCGAACTGAGCTGCTGGAGACAGAGCTGCTAGAGCTTGCTGTTCAGGAACATAAGCTGCACCTAGAGCACCAGTGATGTTCTGTAGGTTAGCTGCTTGTTGCTGGTACGGAGACATAGCTGCCTGTGATCCTAGACCGAACAAAGCAGACGCATTAGCGGTCTGTTGTGCTGCTAGTTGAGGTGCTAAAGTCTGTGCTTGCATCCAGTTATTCATGCCCTGCTCTGCAAAGGCTTTCTCCATTGCTAGCTGTTCAGGAGTACCTCCATACATAGCAGTACCTACACCAAGGCGGCCTTGTCCTGCTAAGCGATTCTCCATCTCTAGACGCTGTCGCTCCTGCTGTGCAGCCTGTGCAGCTTGCATCTGAGAATAAATGTCAGCAGCAGAGGCTGTAGGCTGTCCTAGGTAGCCTTGAGCACCTGCCATAGCCTGCTGTGATAGTTGCTGGTAAGCAGTAGGATCAATGCCAGCACCTGCTGCTGCCTGAGCCTGTCCTAGAAGTCCAGCCTGAATAGCCTGCTGAGGTCCTCCTAGTGTTACATCATAACCACCACCTTCAGTGACGTTCATTGTAGATGAGGGAGTACGTACAGAGAAGGGTGTAAACTGCACAGGCGCTGAAGCTGTTTGTCCGAGCTGCTGAGCCCCTGTAGTGTACTGAGCTGCAGCGTTCTGCAGATCTGTCATGGTCTGTCCAGCAGCTTCATAAGGAAGATATGCTGCTGCAGCCTGTCCACCTACATTAAGTAGGTCTGCAATTACGCCCATTAGAACGTACCTCCATCAACTGTTCCAATTGTAGCAGTACCAGACACTGTTAGTGTTGGGATAGTTACCGTGCCTGTGAAGGTCGGTGAAGCTGTATCGGCCTTTGTAGCCACTGCTGTTTGAATGTTAGTGTACTCTGTATCAATCTCAGAGCCTTTAATGATCTTTGCTGGGTTACCAGATGCAAGGCTATCCTTGACTGCAAAGTTTGTTGTCTTTGAATAATTACTCATATAGTACGTCCTACTATTGCCTGTGCTGTTAAGCGCTGTACAGAAACTGGAGCGCCATTAATGGTTGCCTCTACACCAAGCTGGATAACTTGTCCACCGCCTGATGCGTTTACTGTAGGTCTGTTTACCAACACACCAGCGTTGAACTCACCTTCATTGTATTCTGCTATGTTATATTCTGCTATGATCTGTGTGCTAAGAGTGAATTTCTTTTTCTTGTATGAATAACTGTAATCATAGCCCCAGTTAAGTATAACATCTGTGTCTGAACCTCCAATCACTGTGATCTTTAGATTCTTCAACATCTTTAAGTTACTAGGAGCGCCAAAGTCTATGTAGTTAGTAAAATAAGACATCTGGTAAGGTGCTCCATTATCAGAGTACCCGTCATATATAGAAATGCCTAATGTCTTACCAAATAGAAGTTCTCCATCACGAGTTCTACACATAGCTTTAGGGTTTATGATGTTCCAAGAAGTAGTACGGAAACTGCCATCCTGTAGAGGTGTCCTAGTATCAAAACAATATGTGAGTTCTGATGTTGGCAGGTACAGGAGATAGAAAGCGTCCTCTGGACTGTACACTGACACAATATGTCCTGTCTCTGCTAATACGTACTGAGATAGCTGTGAGCGTATATTCTTAGATACATCACTCATAGGTATTGACTTCTCTTGCACTGTACGAGCTAGGCTACGAACGCCTGTGTCGCTTAGGAAGAGCAAATCAGAACCAGTACCTTGAACAGAGTCACGAGCAATACACCCGATACCTACAATAGTGTCCGCTAGAGACATTGTTGCAGGGTCTTCAGCACCTTGATATACTAAGATCTGTCGTTTACCAAAGATCAGTAGAACACCGTTATGAGACGCTAAAGCCACGATAGTATCACTACCGTCAGGCCAGACCTTTGATACGTCTATATATCCTGAAGAGCCTGTGTCCCACTTCATACCTGTCAATAGATCTGACCAGTAAATAGTAGTGGCATTGGCTGATGTATTAGCAACCCATAGCCTACCAAAGGCTGATAGAGCTACGTTACCTTCTGGAACAGTACCTGAGTAATCTGCATGGTCTTCAATAGCCACTGCAGTTGTACCGTCATACACAACAGGCTTAGCACCTTTACGGAATAAGTAGTGTTTGTTGTTAAGAGTCGCAGAGCTATATAGCCCATCAGTGACTGTGTAGCTCGCTGGTGTAATGTCTGTAAGAGTTGTAGTGCCTGAATAGATGTTAGTAGTAGAGGCGCTAATGACCTCTGTAGATCCATCAGGCTTAACAAACTCACTGATGAATACAATGTCATCAGCATTAGTGTCTGTTATATACTGCCAACCCTTACGAGCACCGATACGACCGAATTGGTCAATAACACAGTTGGTAGCGTCTAGTGCGTACTGCTCAGGCAGTGACGTAGGAGAGTCCTCTGTGTTAAGTCCAAAGAATCCCGGAGCTTGTATAGCAATGCTTTGTAAAGGTTTAGCCATAGTTTACACCGTAGTCCAAATTAGTTCTTCAGGGTGCTGATTAGCATCCAGAGCAATTGCAGTATTAAGATCGTTCTTAGCAAACAGAGCCTGCTCAGCGCCTGATTGACCGCCTGTCTCACCACGTTCAATAAGAGCATAGCTGTATGCCCATTGAATGATTGGTGTAACTGGTACTGATACAGTGTCTGAGTCATTTACTAAGCTCTCAGGACGTTTAACTCCATAGACTGTGATGTTCGTTGAAGTACTAGGTGTCTGATAGAAAGTAATCTGCAGATCGTTATTAGCATCAGTGCCTGTTAAGGCGTAGTAGGCTATAGTGCCATTAGCGGACTCTGTAGCCATGTTTAGCTTGTTGATCTGAGCAAGTGACTGCTGATAGATCTCTCTGTTAGTTGTTTCATCAAGCACGTATAGAACTTTAGAGCGTTGTCCAAAGTCTGTTAGGCTGTAAGTGCCTGTACCGGCTGATGTAGTGATAGGAAAGGAAGTGCGTAGTGCACTCCAATCCCAAGAGTCTTCTACTAAGCGCTTAGCGTCATTAACAAATGCACCAATTAGCTTTGAGTAGTTAGACTCTGCAACAGTAGCTACTTCATCCTCACGGAGTCGTACCATAACTGCATTGACGAGTTCTAAGTATGTCATTTATTAAGCCTTCTTAAAGGTTCTTGCAAGTATCTCACGAGATAGAAGTCTGTTATATAGTGGGTTCTGTATTAGCGATGGGCCGTACTCAGGCAATGCAAAGTCAGACCCTTGATATACACCGCCTGCTGAAGATGCTAGAGCAAGGTCAGGAAGACTTATCTCAGGCAAGTCAGGTCCTTCAGGTAAGCTAATGTCAGGCCCTTCAGGTAAGCTAATGTCAGGCCCTTCAGGCAGATCAAATTCAATAGGAGTAAAATCAATAGGTTCTATTATAGGCGCTTCAGGCAAATTAACGTCTGGAAGATCTACGTCAATCTCTGGAAGATCTACATCAATCTCTGGAAGATCTACGTCAATCTCTGGAAGATCTACATCAACCTCAGGAAGATCTACATCAATCTCTGGAAGATCTGGCATATCCGGTAATGTAATATCAGGGAATTTAATATTCCAATCTTCTACCGAAATGTCAGGGAATGTTAATTCAACGTCAGGCCATGTTACTCCATCAAAAAACCCTTCAGGCAAGTCTGGGAAGTCTGGAAGGTCTGGGAAGTCAATATTTAAACCTGATAGATCGCCAAATGAAATTCCTAGTTTTCCAAAATCAACGTCAAAATCAAAGCCTTCTGGGAAAATATCAGATGCACCTCCTAACTCAACATTAATGTCTGGGAGCGATCCACCATTTTCAATGAATGATTTAGTAGCAGCTATGGCAGCTTCTTCAAGGCTGCCTGTCTGATCGTATACCTTAGCACCTTCAACGGCAGCGACCTCTATAGGAGTATCAAAACCTGCTTCAATGCCGTAAGTCTCCATTAGCACGTCTACTTCATTTTCACCAGAGGCGATACGAATAGCAGCCTCTGTAGCTACAGTGTAGTCTTCAGTTATAGCTGCTGCTGCGTCTCCTGCAAAAGTAGTAGCAATTGCTGCAACAGCGTTTTCACCGTTGTTTATCTTAGTAGCAACTTCTAAGGCTTTAACGACCTCTGAAGCGGCTTCCACGCCTGTAGCCATTGAAGTAGCCATATCAAACGGGTTGATGCTGAAATTAAAGTAATCGGTAGAATTAAACTTAGTAGCATTATCTGGATCTGCAATACTTACGGCAGCCATAGCAGAGGCTGTGTTATCATTAGATCCGCTAGTAACAGCTTCATCAGCATTTGCTTTATTCTGTTCTACGTTGGCTGAAATATCCTCTGCTTTAACTAAGCCACCTTGACCTTCACCTAACCAGCCTTCATTGAATACATATTTAGTACCATCAGCGTCTATGTAGATAGACGTATCTATAGGTTTATATGTATCTAAAAGAGTGCCTGTAATCAATCCACCAGCAAGCGCTGCCATTGGTACGCCTGTTAATCCAAAGATAACGCTACTAGCAATATTAGAGCCTACAGTAGAGATTAGCTTGTTGGCTAAGTACTGTACGGCTTCATTAGTAAGTGTCTCTGGGTTTACACCAGCATTAACAGCAACTCTACCATCTGGAGTAAGCATTACAGACCTGTCGCCAGTTAGGAAGTTACCAATCCTATCCACTATGCTTTCAGGATCACCCTCTGCTTGCGCTATAGCTGTTACAAAGTCATCTAAGAAGTCTGTCTCGGCTCTTGTGCCAGTACCGTAAGCATCAGTCTGCTCAAACAATGTGTTTATAGGCAGATCTTCTAGTTTTATCTCAGGCCCTAGATCAAGCGCCATTCCTGTAGTAGGATCTGTAAACTCACGATCGTAAGGAGTATCTACATAGACTTTGTTGTCTGCTGATACTGAGATATTAGGCATTGTTACAGCAGAAGCAACAGCACCGTCCTCTTCAGCGGCCTTCAGAGCATCTACTTGCTCAATGGTTACTGTGTTTTCATCTGTAGTGTCACCAAAAGCGTCTGTTACAAGACCTACTAACTTACCGGGAATGTCCGTCCAAGCTGTGTTATCGCTTGATATTCCGTTTGTATCAGTGCCTACAAGTGAATCACCTTCTTTTTCAGCAACTGTAGAAAAATCAGTTGTTATGTTACCTGCAGCGTCTTGAATAATCGTAGGAGCTGCGGCATCTGAAGCAGCGTTAAGAGCTTCATCAGCGGCTATAGCGTCTTCAAGATCAGTAGTTGCGGTATCAAATGAAGCATCAGCCGCATTAAACTCTGCTTCAGAAACAGTGTCAGAAACGCCTGATAGTAAACCATTTGTGTCAGTAGTTGTTGTGCCTGCAGCGGCATCAGCAGCATCAGCAGCGAGCATACCAGCTACAGGGTCAGGCTCTATAGACCCTTCAGTCTGATTAGCTGTTATAACACTATCTACGTTGTCAATCTCTGCTTGAGTGGCTTTGTTGTAATCGTCTAAAAAGTCTACCGAATTGATAGCACCAGTAGCTAAGTCTTCAGTGGCTTTCGCTGCTTGATTAGCTGCGTACTCTGGAGAATCGTAAGCATATCCTTCAAACTTACTTTTAACATCCTCTGCAGACAATCCAGCGCTTAAAAGGTTCTGTGCCTCTGCTGTATAGTAAGCAAGACCGCCTGCATCAGAACCACGACCAAGAACATCTTGATATATGCTTTCTATGGCTGCTTGGATCTCATCAGTAGTATAACCACCATAAGTAGGCGTAACAACTGTATTAGCAGAATTTACCCAATCAGAGTCATTAATAGACTCAACAAGGGCTGTCGTGTCTTCCCAGTCAACATCGGCCCAAGTATTATCCAAGAACGATGTATCAATACCACCAGAGCTACTAGAAGAAGTATTAGACCCTAAAGAGCCTCCAGAGACTGAACCATCAGAACCTATTGATATTGGCATAGTTAGCCCCCTCTGTTAATATCGTTATGTTCTATGACAGAGACCATCATAGTCATTCCAGCTCCATCTAAGGCTTCAATGTAGTCACCTTCCTTCATCATTATAAATTCATTCTCTGCTCCACCTATCTTAAAGAAAGCATTGGCAGACAAAGAGTAGTTATTAAACATGACTAGAGTTTGACCACTCTCAGCATTATAATAACGAACACTAAATGAAGAAGTAGAACCAGAAGTATTAGTTACATACAAAAGTACCCATTCGGCCTTCTTACCCTGAGGTACTGTATATATTGTCTGATAACTAGTAGTAAGAGGAAGACCAAAGGACTTTTTAATCATTTCATTGTCTCTATATAATATATTATAGCATATTTTTTAGTAAAAGTAAAGAGTCTATTTAGACTTCTTAGACCCTTTACCTTTCTTTTTTGTTCCACAAGCCATATTATTTTTTCCAGTTAGCTAAACCTTTGAGTCCAAATGAAGCTGCTATGGCAGCCGCTAGGAAGCCTTTGTAATACTCAGGCATAGTATCTAGCACTTGGAATCCTGTTTGAATATAAGGGACTAGGTCAGGAATGAAAGCAGCAATCATTGGGATACTTAGGACTATTGTAAACCATTCGTCCTTCCAAGATGATTGACTGCCTTCAGCCATGATCTTTTCCCAGTTCTCTTCAGACTGTAGCATCTTTAGCTTCACATCTTGCTTTGCCTTAGCTTCATCAGCCTTGCCAGAGATCCATGTGGAGGCTATAGAGCCTATTGCTGAGATGATTGGGATAATCATAGTGTCTCCTTACTTTTGAGCTGCATCGGCTCTTAAGCGCCACTCAAGCTCTTTAATGGACAGTTTCATCTCATTGATGTCAGCTTGGTTAGCATACTTGTACATGACAGTTTCCATCTGAAGCTGTATGTCATTAAGTGTCTTGAAGTTCCATGCAATTAATGCAAAGATCAAACCAAGCACACCTTGGATGATTTTCTGTTCCATTATTTGTCAGCCTTCCGATCTATCTTCTCTTCTATGTGGTCTAGCTTCTCAAAGAGCCTGAGCATAATGTTGTTAAACTCATCCTTCTTTACGTATTCACCGGCAACCAAGACTTCTATCTTACCCACCTTGTCAGCTAGATTGGTGTCAGCCTGCTGTAGTTTCAACAAGCTGTCCCAAATGATTCTCATGAACCATCCACCAAGAAGCATGACAAACCCCATAGCAATGTTGTATAACTCTTGATAGTCCATTGTGGTTCCTTAAGGTATTATTTCAAAAAACTCTTCTGTAAGAGATGCGCTTGCGTCAACAAGATTTGATGCAGCGTCTGTTAAAGTAACAGTACTATCTGGGGGCATACTAAAACTGGTATTGAGCGTGAGTCCTAAGTTTGGTTGATCTATGGTTAAAGTAATATTTTGGTACACCAGTGACCCATACGTTCCTGTACCAGTACCATCATTTGGGAGTCTAGCAACTACCCTATCGTAGCCTCCTGCACCGTCAGAAGTACCATACATGCCAATTGCTAAATTATCGTTAGCATCTACAGCAATTCCGTATCCAATATCATTGTCAATACCGCCAATAGTATTACTCCACTGAACCGTACCTGAGCTATTATATTTTACAATAAGAGCCTCATTACTACCTTCACCATAAGAAGATGTATAAGAGATTGTATAAATATTGTCGGATGAATCTGTTGCTACATTCATACCGTATGAACCAGCTGAGCCGCCTATTAATCTATCAAACACTATAGTTCCGTCACTACTATTAACTTTTAATACAAAAGTATTAGTAGCGGTTGTATATGTTCTACCAGTAATAATAATTTTATCAGAAGAATCAACAGCTAGACCATATCCATAATCTATGGACACACCGCCATATAACCTTTTCCACAATTCTGTTCCAGAGCTATCGTATTTAATTAATAAAATATCGGCATTACCTGCACCGCCAGATACATTTGAATACCCACACGCATAAATGTTACCTGTAGAATCTATTACACACTTATAACCTGTGTCGTCTACGTTAGACCCCAATCTGTTTTGCCATTGCAAAGTGCCAGAGCTATTGTATTTAGCCAAAAATAAATACTTACTTGCTTGAGCTGTAGAATAGTAATCTCCAAACATATATACGTTATCTGACGAATCAACAGCAACGCCTCTGCCATAATCACTACTTGTAGATCCTAAAGTGCGCTGCCACTGAAGAACTCCATCGGAGTTGTACTTCACAATCAAAGCATCATAGTTGCCACTACCTGATGATGAAGTATATCCAACTATGTATATATTATCGGATGAATCAACAGCTACATTCCATCCAACCTCAGCATTAGCCCCTCCTAATATCTTGCTCCATAAAAGCTCTCCATCTGGGCTATGCTTTGTTACAAGAATATCATTACTACCTTGTCCAGTGCTTTGTGTAACGCCAACAGCAATAATATTTAATCCTGAATCTGTAGTAACATTGTAACCTGCATCAAGAGCTGCTCCACCGTATAAATGTATCCAATAACTGCCAATATCGCCAGCATTGCCGCTAGCAGACTGCATCATTAGCTTACTGATATTACTCATAGCTTAACCCAACGCTTGACCAGCAACAAACCCATACCATGTAGTGCCACCGTCATGTGTGATGAATACAAACACATCAACACCATTAGCATCTGCTGTTAGTGTCGGTGCTGTAGCAGCAGCCCAGTCAACAGACGTAGGCCACGTCACAGTGTAACCACTACCGCCACTATCCTGTGTAACCTTCAAGCTAAAGCCATATGCTGTACCAGAAGCCGGAGGGTTAGAGAATGTAAACGTAGTGTTACCCGACAATGTAATGCTGAATACGTTAGCAGCTTCACAATCTACAATAGGTGTAGTACCTGATAGTGTCGCATGATTTTCATTGTATGACGTAGCTACTAACTCACCACTAACACTCTGATTAGCAGTGAATGTATTAGCTACATTAGTTTCAGCTACGGTAGCTAACAAGTCAGCCAGTTGTCTTGCTTTACTCATGTGCTACTCCTTAAGGTTTTACAGGCCAGTCAGCTTCTTCTAGGTTAGGAAAGTTAGCGTGTGTTGTAATATCACGTAGAGCCTGACGGTATGCTGTCATCTCAGCAGACATGGTTACATCTGTAAGTGCCATCCAGTCTGTCTCAGCAAGTAACCCATCACGCTTAGTGCGTACAGCCTTCTCAGCCTCTGCCGTCTTCTTAGCTAAGTAGGCTTCTTCCTGTTCAGCCTTCGTTACAACTGTACCGTCCTCTGACGTGTACTCGCTGAACATGTCCTTGACAACCCACGAAGTGACCCAATTGCCTTTACTGTCCTGCTCATAGCCAGACTTAACAGCAGTCTGCAACTCAGTCGTTTCAAGTTTAGGTGTATCAAATACTACGTATACATCAAACCCCGCAAGCACCTCATCAGAGATGCGTTTAGGGAATGAAGTGTTAGGGTTATCTTTACGGAGCTGCCCGATTGAGTATGTCTCAGGTACTCCGTTTGTTAGTTTAATGTGCATAGTTGTATTCTCCTTATGCAATTGCTAGGGTCTTGAAAACCCAAACTTATTGTTGGCTGCTCGCCATTCAATTGTAGACTTACTTATTCCAAGTGCTTCAGCCGCAAGTTTGGCTGTTGCGTAAAACCCTTCTGGCGTAATAACACCTTTTGCCTTGTAGTGTTTAGCTCCACCTGTAGCTTCTGAAATTTTAGCCTTCACTTCTGGTCTGTGCATTACATTGTTTTCGCCTTTGGCATAGTCATGTGGTTTACCTTTGGCTGCTTCAGACTTTTTGCGTTTAGTCTCTTCGCTGTCAGGTTTGCCCACATTACCATCGCTTACGTTCTGCTTGCCTTTACCTATAAACACATTTTCCACAGAGTAAGGGCCAGTATCTCCGACCCTACACATACAGTATTTATCTGCGCCTCTGCCTCTTTGTGGCCACTTACCAGACTTATCCCACATCTCAGTCCACTGCTCAAAGGTCATACAAAAATCTATACCTCTTCTTTTTGCATTGCTCTTATGAGCAGTAAACTTCTTTCTTGCATCTTTAATATCCATTAGCGACTCCTATTTAAGTTATCGCTAGATAGTATATCATGAAATGGCAAGGAACACATATGTTGCGCCAGATACGTTATCATTAAACCCACTCTGGTTTACAATAAAGCCACTACTATCAGGATCAATTGTATCATGACCATTGTTTTCTGAGTAAGTCTGATTTAAGTACAGCGTCAGATCATTGCCCGCTACAATGCCACGTGCAGTATCCCATATGTGCCAATCACCTGTACTGTCTGTACGCTTAATCAATACAAACCTAGCACCACTGGTAAAGCCACAATCAATGTTTTGGGTAGACCCATTACCAGTATAACTACCCACCTTGCTTATGCCATCTTGTGAGGCGAAGAGGTAGGCTATGTAGTCACCACCAGATGCGTTTACACCGCCATACGTACCAACTGTAAAGACACTCTCTGTAGGAGACGTATCGTTCCAGAAAGTAGAATTAGAGTACGCAGGGCCACTTGTATTTACCATGAGGTAGTCAGTGTTACCTATATCTTGATTGTACACAGCCCAGTTATATGCAGTATCCCTACGCTTAACAATGACAAGCTCAGGAGCAACCGTCAGGTTGTGACTTACGTTTTGACCTGCTGTACCATCACCCGTATAACACACAACATCAAAGAAGCCGGTGGAGCGTTTGAATGACCAAAGTGCTTGAGGGTAACTTCCAAGTGTGTGTGAGAATCCATCTTGGACGAAGCCATTAAAGCCTATTGAACCTGAACCTCCTGCTTCAGCACCTGTGCTTTGAGTTTGAAGGTACTGCTGAGTTCCTGTTGTAGAAGTAGACATACCACGCATACGATCAACAACATAGGTGGCACCACCGCCAGTATATTGACCAAGTTGTAAATCCACAGGAAACCCTGTTGTAACAAACTGATTAGATGATGTTTCGTTTACATCAAACACCTCACTACCAGTCTCAGCAGGTTTGTGTGGTCTGCGGATGGCTATGTAGATGTACTCGCCTGACGATGTAATCCAGTCAGAACTGCCAGCATCTATAACAAATCCAGTTGCTGTTGGATGCCCAATAGAAAAAGAAGATGACTCAGCAAAATATTTACCCGGCTCTAATAAAGCGTCATTTTCAGAATTGACAAAACCACGCATTATGTCCCACATACCAAAAGCGTAGCTAGAGCCACCGTCCCTGCGTTTAATCATCAACCATTGAGGTTCAAAACCTAAATTAATTTCTGATCCACTACTTAATCCCTGATATACACCACACTTAATTATATCTTGATCTGCATCTGCACCAAAAGTACCAGTCCCGTCATGGTGTGCAAATATGTACGCAACATATTCAACCCCATTACTGTTTACTCTGTAGTTTGTGCCTAATGTTATCTCTGTGTCGGTAGGCGCAGTTGAGTTCCAAATAGTTGTTTCCGACTGCTCATCTGCAGCAGTGCCAAAATCGTACATATAATTTGTGGCTGTGTTTGATAAGCCTCTATGCCAGATTGTCCATGGTCCTGAGTCACTTGTAGCTTTAACCCATATTGCACCGACAGTTCCGCCTAAGTTGTGAGATATTGTTCTTCCCGCTACGCCATTACCAGTCCACGTGACAATATCAAAGAAATTCTCGGCCTTTCTAAAAGTGTAAGAGGTGTATTCACGCCCACTGTAATTTCCACCGTTATACGTGCCCAGATTAAAACCGTCAGTTAATGGAGTTATATAGCTTGATACTGTATCAGATCCTCCTGACTCATTTGTGTAACTAATATCAGAATAGTTGTTTCTTTCTGAGTCAGACAAACGATGGCCATTAAAAGCACTTGAACCATTAAGACGATCTTTAGTCCAAACCATACCGCCATTGCTTTCTAAATCAACACCGTTATTAATATCTAAACTAGACCCTGTACCTGTATACAAATACGTGCTGAATACATCATCAACATATATAGCTTCACCGCCAGCATTGCCAGCAGCAACTTTTAAGTTCTTACCTAATGCCATGACTTACGCTCCGTATCCGACATAAGCTCCGTACACTGTAGAGTTCTCCTGCCACAGTACGACAACATCAGATGTGCCATTAAGCGTAGGAGCTACGTTACCGCCTGAAGTAACCCATGTCATAGTAGGCCACGTTACTGTGTAGGTAGCACCACCTTCAATACGCAAGACAACAGACTGACCATCCACTAATACTTCTGTAAACGTAGTGTTAGCAGACAGTGTAGTGTACTGAATAGAACCGTTAGCAGGGTTGATTACTGTACCTGTTAGGTTGTAAGCAGTCTCAGTGAACTCAGCAACAGTTAGCTGTGCAGTCATAGCCTGATCTACGTCAGTAACCATTGTGTTAGCATCGTATGCCTGTACAGTTGTGCCAATGTCACTCTGGGCTACATAAGTAGCAGCAGCATTAGTAATAGTTTCAAACTTAGCATCAGCGGCAGCTTGTGTGTACGTATCAGCTACAGAGAAAGCACCGTAGGCTACGATGTCTACAGAGTCTCCAGCAGTAGCACCAGTAGTCAATACAACAGATGTACCATTAGTAGCTGTGAAGTCTGTGGTGTTGACTAGTTTAATACCATTTAGGTATACATCAACAAAACCTACATCGTAATTAGCTGCAAAGGTTGTCTGAGATTCTGTAGCAGTGTATGTATTACGTTCAGCAGTGCCATTGACTGCAGAGCCTGCTAGAGCCCATGAAGCACCATCATAAACCTTCATTAGGTTATTAGCGGTGTCCCACCATAGCATACCTTCAACAGGCGACGATGGCTCAGTAGCAGCAATCTTGTAGTTATTGCCAAAGTAGTTAATATCTACAATATTAGTTGCTGTAGTATTCACAGCAGCGATGTTAGTAGACACAGTATCAATGGCGGTGTAATGAGGACTCACAAGGGCCTCTTTAGCCACTACAGTGGTCTCTGAAGCTGCTGCATTAGTCTCACTAGTCGCTGCATTAGTAGCGCTTGTAGCTGCCGCTGTTGCGCTTGTAGCAGCCGCTGTAGCAGAGTTAGCTGACGATGTAGCACTAGAGGCTGCATTGGTCGCTGAAGTCGCTGCAGCAGTCGCTGAAGTAGATGCTGATGATGCCTGAGTAGTCGCTGTAGATGCTGAAGTAGATGCTGAAGATGCAGAGCTTGCCGCAGCAATCTCAGATGCCAAAGCAGCCGCTGCAGACGTAGCTGCATCCGTAGCAGAGCCTAAGATGCTATCTACGTAGCCCTTACGAGTCAATGTGTCTGCTGTAGCTGGAGTAGCTGTGCTTGTGATGCTATTAGCACCCATGACAATGTTGCCAGTCATTGTACCACCAGCTAGGTCTAGCTTGGTAGCAAGAGCAGTTGTTACTGTAGTGGCAAAGTTAGCATCGTCATTAAGGGCTGCTGCAAGTTCATTAAGGGTATCTAGAGCACCCGGAGCTGAATCAATAACAGCAGCTACCTGAGCGTCTACGTAGCCCTTAGAGGCTGCATCTGTAGAGTTTGAAGGAGTGGCTACAGTCAATGTACCAGCAACGCTAAAGTTGCCTGTGACTGCGCCTGATGAAAGGGTAGTAGCACCTGTAACCCCAAAGGTTCCACCTACTGTTGCATTGCCTACAACGGCCTGTGTAGTTGGGTAAGTGCCTAGCTCAACAATAGTACCACCGTTGTTGGTGAATACACGCTTGTCGGCTGTGTTTATCGCTAGCTCGCCTGTTGTGATGTCAGAAGTCGTTGGAGTAGTACCAGCAACAGTAGAGCGTTTAATTAGAATCTGTGTAGACATTCTTCATGTACCTGTATTGGGAGGAAGCAATGTTAATAGGAAGTGTTGTTTGCTTCTTTATTGGCACTGTAGGTTCAATACAAATAAAGAAGCCCTCTAGGGGTCTTCATAGCCACACCGCTAACTATGAAGTCCTAGAGGGGTTTGATTACGCCTGTACTGCTAGTACGAAACCAGTTTCTGGACGTAGAGTTTTAACACCGTAGATAGTGTCTGAAGTGAACAGGTCAGCTAGGTATTCCTGTTTGTACTGAGTCTGTGAACGTACACCAAGCTGCTCAGCTAGAACGAATGTGTCTTTGTGCATGAATAGAGCACCACGAACACCAGTTTCTAGAGTTGGGCAGTTGTTAGATACGTAAACATCAATACCGTATAGGTTACCGATTAGACCAGTGTTAACGCCTTTACCTTCAACAAAGTCACGGCTGTTGTAACGGTCAATGCCTAGGATGTCACGACGAGCTGATGGCGGGATAACTAGAACACGGTTGTCCATTGGAGTATCAGCGTCATCCATTAGCTTGATAAGGCTACGGAAAGCTAGATCAGAGAACGCACCGATGTCAGCAGAACCGTCAGCATCGTATGCTTCTAGAGCACCAGTAGATGTGTTGATCTGGTAAGAGTTGCTGTGAACCCAAGAAGAACCGTCACCGTCGCCTAGAGATTTACCTAGAGCAAAGATGTCGTTGTCTACCTGAGTTGATAGAGCGTAACCAGCGTCATCAGTGTAGAAGCGGCGCATAGAGTCTAGAGCCTGAACGCCTACGATGTCCTCAATCATGCGTGAGTATTCGTAGTGTTTGTCAATAGTTACAACTACTTCTGATTCAGTATCAGCCTGAATAGTTACTGCAGTGTTAGCTGCTTTAACTGAAGCTGTGCCACGAGTTGGTTTAGGGATATGTAGAGCATCGCCTTTTTTACCAACCATAGACATTTTGTTTACTAGGTTAGCAAGTACAAGGTTTTTCTTGTAAGATGCTACAATTTCATCTGACCACAATTCCAAAGAGCATTACAGCTCTTCCGACTATCGCATCACAAAATAGCTAATATAGCCTCTTGTGCCTGTTCACTTAGTCTGTGCGGGTCACGCTTCATTAGCTTCATCTCATTCTTAACGGCTGTTACAGCTTCTGCTGTCAGTTTCCGTCCTTTCAAGTTAGACTCAAGCCACAGTGCAAACCGTGCTTGTTCCTTCTTGACAATGAGGTGATTCACAATATTACGTAGAAACGTACAAGCCCTATTATAGCCTGATGCGTTCCAAGTAATTGAATCCTGCCATTTTGGATTATTGGTTGTACGATACTCTCTAGAGCCTGCGAAATTATTACAGATATTATCCATAAGTGCTTCCGCAACAACAGTCATTGTAATACGTACACGTGGTTGAATATAGTACTGCTCTTCTCGTTTGTTTACTACGATGTCAATACAGCCTTCACCGTCAATTAATCCAGCTAAATACTTCCAACTTAATTTCTTCATACTACCCTCTGTAGTTGAACTGAATGTTAGTCCGTCGTGTTCCCTCTGGTTACTTACGTTCCCAGTTATTCAGAACAGGTTTTACATCCCCAAATTATAGGCTAGGGATAAATGTGTCAGCGTTTGTTTTGTTTACGATAGACGTACTACCGCCTGGGTATGCTACTTTAGCCATTATAGTTTAGTCCTAATTAAAAAGTTATTTAACACGACCTTCTGCATATGCGGCTCTAATTTCTGGCATTAGGGCTTCATAGCGGTCTGGGTCTTTA